CCGAAGTGCCTGCACCGCAAGGTGCATGGGTACGGAGGGAGTTTGGTATCCGAGGGATGCCGGACAAGTATTTACTTGCCAGAGTCGTACATGAAGAAGGTGAAGGAAGTTGCAAAGAACCAGGGGATCAGTGTGTCGGAATGGATGCGTAGCTTGGTGATCGGGGTAATGGACAGTGGTGTAATGAACAAATTTTTAGATACGGATGGCTAAAGTAACTTACGCCGACACGATCCGTCCTTCCTTTGGGATTCAATTTCCAAAGGAATTGTTTAAGTACACGGCAGGGCAACTGGAGTGTGTTTTATCTGAAGAGGAGTTGATGGCAAAACCTCCTGAAGAGTTGTCTTCTATTGTGGCCTTGTTGGAGGAACAGCCTGCTGCCGCAATAAAAGACCCGTTGGAATGGGGATGGATTTTAGAATCATGGGAACGGTGCAACCAACTTTGGCCGGAAGCAAAAAGCCAAGTGATTTTTGGAGGGAACAGAAGCTCCAAGACGAGCTATGCCGGAGCATTGATACTGGATGTGATGCGGAAGATCCCTGAAGCAATGACGTATAGTCTCCAGACGAATGAGGAGCGGTCGATTAAGATTAACCAAACGTATGTATGGGACTGGTTGCCTGAGCGGTTAAAAAAGTACGGGAAGAAAAAAGGTGAAAACTTCAATCTGAACTGGACGCAGAAAAACGGGTTTGCAGGGGATGTATGTATTGTCCCGCCTGAACTTCCAGGGGCGCAGAAAGGTTCGTCTTGTTTTTTCAAGAACTATTCGCAGTACCACAACAACCAGCAAGCATTCGAGGGGTTAAAGGGACATTTGATCCATTGGGATGAAGAGATCCCCCATAAGCTGTTCGAGACATTGTTCGCCAGATTGGGGGATTACCACGGGAAGATGCTGGGGACGGTAACTACGCTCCAAGGGTATACTCCGCTGATTATGGATTTGTTGAAGGGGGCGGAAACATTAGAGGTCAGGTATGCCCCGTTGGTTGGCAAAGAATTGCCAATTCTTCAAAAATGCAAGACATGGCCTGACACTTACATCCATTACTGGTGGACACAGGACAATCCATTTATTGATGCCGAAGAAATCGTAAGGGCGTATGTCAACCGGCCTGTGGCTGACAAAATGGCAAGGATTTATGGAATACCGGCTCGGTCGCAGCACAACAAATTCCCGAAGTTCTCCAGGGAAGTCAATGTGGTAAAGCATGAAGAGATTCCGTTTATTGAAGATCCAAATGAAAAAGTGACCCGATACTTTGTAACCGATCCAGGCGGGAGCAAACCATGGGTAGCCATTTGGGCCGGGATTGTAGAGTCCGGTGACATTTACATTTACAGGGAGTTTCCAGACTTTGGGAATTACGGGGAGTGGGCAATCCCGCACCAGACACCATCTGGTCAATCGTTAGGAAAGGCCGGATCGGCGCAGAAGCCGATGGGATTTGGTTTTCGGGAATGGAAGAATATGTTTGAAGGGTTGGAACACGGGGAAGAAATTTTGATACGCTGGGTAGATCCTTCATTTTCCAGGCAGAAAATTACAAAGGAAAGCGGACAATCGGACATTCTGGAAGAAATGGCGGCGGTAGACTTCCATTTAGTTCCGGCCCCCTGGGGGGATGTAGAGTCCGGCCAGGCAAAGCTAAATGACATTTTAAGTTGGGATGATACCAAGCCCTTTTCGGAAACAAACAGTCCAAAGTTGTATATTAGCGAATGCTGCGAGAACACAATCCAATCTATGCTGGAATATACTGGAGTTAGCAAAATGGAACATTGGAAAGACTTTGTGGACACGGTACGATATTTGGTGACATCCGGGTCGAACTACGTAGAAGGAAAAGGTGCGGAAGCCTACGGAGGCGGAGGATATTAAACATGAGGACACACAGGAATTACAACGAGACAAGCCGGCAGGCGGAACGCTACTACGACTGGCTCCAGGAGCAGCAGGAAGAACGGGAGCGTGAACTGGAATACGAATTGGAAGAAGATTTGAACGACCTGGACGAGTATGAAGTCGAATGTCGTTTGGCAGCGAAGAGGGGCGAGATATGACATTCAAAGAAAAGATGGAGGCGCACGGGGTCACTGTTGCCCAACTGGCGATAAAGTCGGCCACCAAGGCCAGTACGATCCGGTCATATATGTACATGGACAAGCCGAGCAAGCGGTGTGTCGCCGCCCTGGATAAGATAATTTTGGAAGCCCTCACTGCGACCAACCCTCATGAAGTCTCAAAAATGGAGGAGGGGGAATGCCCGCCCCCTCCTCCTACCAACAATTTAGTTGTGGGGAAGATTGTCCACATCCCGATCAATAAACGAATCCGCATTGTCAGGCTGGATGACAACAGGGAAGTGCATGCCTTTGCCAGGGCGGATAGATTTACAAAGATTGGAAGCCGTGTAGAATTACATGGGTGTGAGTCCGAGTGGTATGTTAAGCAACTTGCTTGACCACTAGGTTCATTCTGTGTACATACAGATGCAGAAAATGAACTCATTAAACGACGAACAACTTTTGGAGGCAACTGGGAAACCAGATGTCGGGTATTTGCAAAATGTGTACCAAGAGACACAGTCAGATCTTTCCGAATGGTTAGAGCAGCGGCAAGATGATTACGAAACACGCCGGTGCATTTGGGAAGGGAAAAGCAATGACTTCCGCAAACATTCAAAGGACTCGGAGACTGGCGGGGTATTTCCGTTTGATGGGGCATCTGACCATGAAATTTATGAAGTAGACGATTTGGTCAATAGCCACAAGTCGATGTGCATGAACGCAATCCGGCGGGCGCAACTGACTGCTATGCCGACAGAAGCAACCGATACGGAAAATTCTTCCGTAATCTCTAACTTCATGAGATGGTTGATGAATGTAAAGATGGGTGAGTTTTATTCCGAAATGGAACTTGGAATAGATAACCTCTTAGAAAAAGGCTTGATGGTTCACTATGTTTTCTGGGACTCCATGGATAGGAAGACCCAGAGGGAAATCACTTTGGAAGAAATCACGCAAATGCTTGGCGGAAACATTGATCCATTTATGTCGGGTCAAATGGACGAGCAATTAGCAATGATGCTGTCAGAAGGGGCAAGTGTTTCCAAGAAAAAGGCCCAGGCCATGATTGACCAGTTGCGGATTGAAGGGAAGACTACAATACCGGTAACTGTCAAAAGCAGGAACCAACCATGTATTCGTGCATTGCCGCCTGATGAAGATTTCTTTTTGCCAGCCTGGACAATAGATCCACAAAAAGCTCCATACGCATTCCATGTGATTGCCATGACCCCTGAAGAAATCAAGGCAAAGGGGGAGAGTGAAGAGTGGGACAAAGAGTTTATTGAAGCGGCTTGTGAGATAGAAGGATTTTCTTCTGACGATCCGTCAGAACTATATCGCAGTGAGGAAAGTTTTCTGCTCAACAACACCATTGATAAAACAATTCGGGTAGTGTACTGCTACCAAAGGTTGCTTGACGAAGACAACATCCCAGGAATTTATTGTACAATTTTTGTACCGGGTGTGCCGGATTTGTATGGCAAACATTTCTTGTTGGACTATGCACACGGCGAATATCCGTTTGTTGTCACGCCATTGGAGCGGACAAGCAAACGGCTTTATGCTTCAAGGTCTTATCCAGAAAGGGCTGCATCCAGCCAAAAGATTATTAAGTCTGAAACGGATGCAAGTATAGACAACTTGAGTTTGTCCACAATGCCGCCATTGTTGCATCCTCCTGGTCAACGTCCGACTAAATGGGGGCCAGGTGTACAACTGTCTGTTTTCCGCCCTGACCAATATAGGTATGCGGCAACCCCGGCACTTCCAAGCAGCGGGTTTAACATTCGGGAAGAAACCCGGATGATGATGAACAAATACTTTGGCCGACAAGACACAAAGGCGGATTCAATAGAAATCCAAACCAAGCAGCAGGATTTGGTAAATCGTGTACTTAGTCATGTAAAAAGTGTCCTCGACCAAGTGTACACTTTGTATCAACAATTTGGTCCTGACGAAGAGTTCTTCAGGGTTGTCGGTGTACAGGATTACCAGAAATACACAAAAGGCACACCTGGGTCACGATATGACTTTTGGATTGATTTTGACATAACTACACAAGATCCGACCAAAATGATAGAGAGGGCTACAGCAGTAGCCGATCTCTATGCAAGGATGGGGAAAGGCACGGAATTGGATTCAGGTTTCCTTCTTCAGCTTATTGTCGGATCTTTGATGCCAGGGATGGCTGATCGTGTAAACGTCCCCGTGGAGCAAGCTACTGAAAAAGCGATGGCTGAAGAACGTGCTGCTATTGCGGAATTGTCGGCAGGAGTACAACCAAATGTCCGGGAAAACGATGCACATGAAGCAAAGTCGCAAATCTTCCAGCAATGGTTGCAACAGCCGGACATCCAGCAAAAGCTATCGCAAGATGAGGCATTCCGTGGAAGGGTTGAAAACCACTACAAACAACGCAACTTCCAAATCCAACAGAAGCAGAATGCACAGATTGGACGGCAAGGTGCAACCCCAACCCAATTTGGCCAGACGGCACAAATGCAATGAACGACCAAGAATTGATAATTGCTCTGGATACGCTTCAGCAGCATGAAGCATACAAAACTTTGTTGACCCACATGGAGGCCATGCTTGGCCAACAAATCCAAGTGACGGCCTCTCCTGCAACTGGCAATGATGGACACATTGACAGGGATCGCCATTTTATGAATACCGGCATGATGCAAGGGATCTTGCGTGTGGTAGAGCTGATGAAAATGGAGAATTTAAAACCGACAAATCCTTAATGTGTATGGTTATGTGGGGGGCGCACCGAATGGTCACGGTGCGCCCTTTTTTTGTGTACTAAAAATGTACTTGACTGTACATACAGCGAACAAATATGGTATTGGTCGAACTGCGAAAATTCGCTGGATATGGATAATGAAACTGGGGCAACGATTGCCGCCCCTAACGAGGCAACGGACGAAAAGTCCGGCAACCTCTCCCTTGATGACTTAACACAGCAAATTCTTGCTGGGTATTCTGAAGAGGAAGACGAGTCGGATAACGCATCGGATCAAGATGATACGGACACGCTGGATACTGAAAACCTTACTGAGGAAAGCGAAGAAGAGGAACTTGATGACGATTCGGATGTGGAATCTGAAGAGGAATCCCAGGAGGAATCTGAAGAGGACACACCTGATGTTCTTTCTAAATTTGGTATAGACCTGGACACCCTCACCGAAGAGGATGCCATTGCTTTGAATAAAGCACTAGGCGGAAAATCCCATAAGCGGATCAACCAACTGGTAGCCCAAAAGAAGCAACTGGAAGAGGAGTTGTCCAAGGCAAAAGCTGAACCTGTAAAGGCTCCGCCCGAAGCAGACCCTGATGACGGCTTTGACAGTATAACAACAGTCAAGGAACTCGAAACACAGGCCGCTCAACTGCAAGATGTAGTTGAATGGGTGGAAGACATTTTGGAGTCTGAAGAACCCCAATACGACGATGAAGGTAATGAATACCTAGTTGAACTAAATGGGGAGAAAAAGTCCAAATCGGATCTACTGTTGATTAAACGAAACGCCCAACAAAAGATACGTAAAGGCATTCCCAAACGCAGACAATGGATTGAGGAGCATGCAAAAGGCAACCATGTTGCCGTCCAACAATTCCCAGATCTTGCAAAAGGAGATTCAGAGTTCTTCAAATTGTTTAATGAAGTTCGTCAATTACCGTTCCTGAAGTCCATTCAGAAAAATCCATGGAGCAATGTGATCTATGCTTACTTGGCAAAAGGCCACCAATCTATGGAAGCGGAACAAAAAAAGACAGCTAAAGCCAAACCGGAAGTTGCGCCGAAAACCAAACCAAAGACATTGCCAGTCCCCGAAGGGGCAGGGGTTTCCAGGTCTACACCAAATTCAAGAAAGGAAAAGGCAGCGCAAGTTGCCGCATCAGGATTCGCAAAATCAGGCAGCGTCGAAGACTTTGCACGAATGCTTGAACTCAAACTCTAACGAATTACTTAAAATGGCAAAAGCTACTACTCTTAATGTAACGGGGAACCGGGAAGACCTTACGGACATCCTATCCCTGATGGAGCCTGAAATGACTCCTTTCACCTCGATGGCCAAAAAGAAAAAGGCCAACGCTACCTATGTTGAATGGCAAGTTGATGCCCTCGAAGAACCTGTCTTTGGCGGGATTGACGAAGGTGCTGATGTTTCTTCTTTTGAAAACAAAGGCAAGAACCGTGCTAGAATTGGCAACTACATCCAAAAGGAACGCCGGACGTTTGCAGTATCCGACATCCAGGAGCTTGTTGCAACTGCCGGTGTCAAATCCGAGTTCGCCAGGGCGCAGGCTTTGGCTGCCCGTGAATTGAAACGTGATGTTGAAGCGGCCAACTGCTCCAGCCAAGAACGGCAAGCAGAGGGCGGCGCAGGCACTCCTTCCAAAACCCGTGGTATTTTCCGCTGGCTTGGATTCAATGGTACTGCCGGTGGTAACTATCCGTCCGACATTCCGGCTGACCAGCAAGTAAACGCTTACGATGATTCTACTACAATTACGGAGTCGTTGTTCAATGGCGTGATGCAAACCTTGTTTACTGCCAATGGTGCGCCCGGTAGCTCTTATGCATTGATCCCTGACCCGACATTCAAACAGGATGTCACGGAATTTACCAGGGCGAGTAGCGGAAGCAGCAATACCCAATTCTCCGTCAGGAACTTTAACCAAGATGCGAATAGTAAAGCTATTACCTTCTCGGTAAACTTCTACGATGGCGACTTCGGCATAGTAAATATCCACCGCCCATCCGTGTTCCTTGACCGCACCAGC